CGGCGCTGGTTGGCGGCTATTTCATCTTCGTCTTTCTTTTTCCAAAAAATGCCATCGTGCGTGTCGCCAAGAATAATGATAGGCGTTTCAAGAATTTGAAACGCATCGTTTTCAAAGGCATTTGATTGGAAGGCAGAGGCCATTGTTCAACTTTGTAAGTTTGATGCGTTAGGAATTATGGGTCAATGACTGCTGTAGATGTGCTTCTGTTTATAACCATAACACCTTGGCAAACAATATTCCAATCTCCGCCATCCTGCTCACTGTGGGACGGGACGTTGATTTGGACGTGCTTGAATAGGTACTCCTTGCCATCCTCAAACACCCGCCAGACATGATCTAACGACCCGCGACCAGGCTGGCCGCGAGTTTTGTTGAACCTGATTGCGTACTTCATATGATCTCAGGGGCCGGCTGGCCTGGCGTTGGGCAGGCAGCCGAAACTTCTTTAACGGTCAAATTAAAGTGGATAAACCGCATGGGCTTGGGCGAAGCGTGGCGCGTGAACGAGTGAGGCAGGTAGGAGTTGGTAAATATCAGCAGCCCAGGCTTGGCTTCAAAGTTAATCATATTGGATGCGGGCGTGGCGTTTGCCATGTTGGCTTCTGGTAAATTGGCTTGCACCTTACCGGCCTTGGGGTCGTGGAACACAACGCGGCTTGAGTTTTCTGGGCAGTCTAGAAAATAGAAGCCGGTAATCTGGGAGCCAAAGCCGTGAACGTGTTGCTCCATGCTGGAGTGCTTGTAATGCTCTTGGCACCACATCTCGGTGAACGTGGTGTTGTAGCGAGCCATGTCATAACCCTGATCGCTTAGGATGTTCCAAGCGGTTTGACCGACATAAGCAGAGAACTCCCCCATGCGGAGGTCATCCCAAAGGTTGTCTGACATATAGACGGGGTAAATTTCGTTGGCTTTGCCCTGTTCTTTTTTACGTTTGGCAATGCCTTCTTTCGACGCGGCACGGGCGGCATCTAGGAACTCAGGCTTTTCAACGGTGAAGACGGAAGCGGGAAAATAGTGGAAGGCGCTTAGTTGATCGGCAGGGGGTGCGTCGGTGTCTCCGACGACTTCTGCTTCAAATGGCATTTTAGCCTCTATGTTGGGGGTGCTTCTGGGGGAGTGTAGGTAAGCGTCTCGGGGTTAAAAGTCCAGCCTTCTGGGGTTCTAGCTTGATACTCAGCGATTTTGGCGGCTTTTGTCTCATCTGTCATGGGGCTAATCGTCCAGACATCCTTAACTATGCCGTTGTCCCACTCATAGACGGGGCCTTCTAGTACATCGAACGGGCCGAGTTCAGGCGCGGGGATGCGCTCAAAGTTGGCAAACTCAGGCGGCAAGTTTCCTGTGTCGATGGTGGGAAACGCTTGGCGGAAGTTGTCGCCCATAATTGGATGCTCATAAGGCTGTCCGTCACGAATTTGAATGTAAAGTTCCACTTATGGGGTTCCAACATCGGTTGAAGGGAATGTCCGTGTAAGTCCGGGCCATATGATGCGAAGTCCGCCTGCGGCTCCTGCGGCTACACAACCACCATTATTTCCATAACCGCCGCCGCCGCCATAAGTTCCGCCGTTACCACCATTATAATATGGGGTGCCACAACAACAATAAACATAGGTTATATTAGTACCTACACTGCCGCCACTACCGCCGCCGCCGCCGCTGCCGTTGGCGATACCCCCTGAACCGTTGGAGCCTTGTCCATAAAGGCCAACCCCGCCACCGCCACCGCCATTATAATTATAAGTGCCACCACCGCCCCCGCCGCCGCCAGCGCCAGCGCAACCTGCGCCGCTACCAGCTGGTCCGCCCAAACCACCAGTACCAGAATATCCTCCCGCACCGCCGCCGCCATATCGGACTGCACCACCGTTGCCGCCGCCATCTCCGGTGTAGGTTCCACCCGAGCCGCTGCCGCAATTTGGCGCGCCGCCGCCTTTAACAACACAAGTGCTTACGAAGTAACTGTTATCAGCCGGTGTTGGGTAAACGCGTAACTGACCAACAACGACGGTGTATGAACTCCCCGGCGTTACGGTATAGTTGTTTTTATAGCCAAGGCCGCCCCCGCCCCCGCCAGATCCAATGCCGTATCCTGGGCCAACAGCGACAACGGAAACGCTAGTTACGCGGGCAGGGGCAACCCAAGTGTATGTGCCTGCAGAGGCATAAAGCTGTTCCCCACGCACTATACCCGCTTTTCCCGCAAAGCCATAAGCCCTAGCCGACATTGCTCCGCGAGTGATGATCGTAGGCATAAAGCCGATCCCTATTTAAATTTTGGTTTTTGGTTTCTGAAGCAGAAGGACATTATCCTTTTGCTCAAACGTTGCCGTAAGCAGGGGCTGAATTAGCTCTTGGGCTTCTTCCAGCGTCAACGATCCGTACACAGGCGCATTATCCACCACAAGCGGCAGAGATTGCATCGGGATAAGACCGGCTTGTATGGCAGCGCTTAGGGTATGCGGATTGCTCATAACGTGCAGGACTGTAGCCGCTAGAGGCTGACCCATAGCTATGATCTCGGACTGCATCTCACGCAGGGTAGAAACTGTAAACTCGTTGGCGGCGTTGGCTTCAAACATATCTTCGTCGCTGTAGCCAAGGATGCGGGTTGGTTCTGCAATGTCGTAGCACTCAGCCAAAAGCCGGTTTAGGATTTCAATTTCCTTACGGTTAAGCTCGTATGCCTCGTCAATAATGACCATGTGGGAATCAAGTTCAATAAGCTCAGCTTGCAACTTTAGCTGCTCATGCTTGGGCGCATTGGTAGCTTTTAGATGCTCAAGTTCTGCCACTTTGGCAGCGTGCTTAAGATGGCTGACTTCTTCCAAAGCCACGGCGCGAATACGCCCTTCCAAAAACCCTTTAAGGATTTTAATCTTTTCCCAAGGCGTGTTGCCAAGGACTTGATAGCGATAGTTGAACTCGGAGTTCAGTTTAGAAGGCATTGTTTATTCCACCGGATAGCTAGGAAAGGGAATCCATGAAAGCGTTTCTTCGTCCCACAGACAAGGATTTCCGTCAGTAGGATATGGAATTGGGGGAACATAGGAAACAGCCGCTTCGTCCCACGTCCATGATGGGTAATGAGTAGCGTTTATGGCATTTTGTCGGTTTTCGGCAATCTGCTCTGGTGTAAGTGGGGTGGGGTCTGGAAACATTTTAATTCCTAGATTCCATATGATGCGGCGGCAAGGCCAGATCTAGCTGTTCCAACTCCGGAGGTATCATTAGATACAACGCCTAGGTTTGATACAAGGTTGGTCATAGAAACAACCGGCGCTGTCGAACCATAACCAAATATGGCTTTATCTGTACCATAACCCGCTGCGGCTAAGTTATCCCTAGCCGTACCAACCCCACCAACGTTTAAAACTACAACGCCTGTGTTAGACACAAGGTTAGTTTCGGCAGTAACACTAGGCACTGAACCATAACCAAAAATAGCTTTATCTGTACCGTAACTTGCTGCGGCAAGACCAAATCTAGCCGTACCAACCCCAGCTGTATCAGACTGAACAACGCCTGTATTAGATACAAGGTTGGTCATGGAAAGGGAACCACCACTATCACTACCATAACCAAATATAGCTTTATCCGTTCCGTAAACTGCTGCGGCTAAATATCTTCTAGCTGTACCAACTCCGGTGGTGTCGGTAGCTACAACGCCTGCATTTGATACAAGGTTGGTTAGGGAAACCACATTAGTATTATCATCACCATAACCAAATATAGCTTTGTCTGTACCATAACTAGCGGCAGCAAGAACATACCTAGCTGTTCCAACTCCAGTTGTATCAGTAGCCACAACGCCTGCATTTGATACAAGGTTGGTCATGGAATATGGAGTTGAACCACTGCTACCATAACCAAATATAGCTTTGTCCGTTCCGTAACCAGATGCAGCAAGAGAGGTTCTACCAGTACCAACTCCTGTAGTATCAGTAGATACAATTCCTATATTTGATACAAGGTTGGTCATGGAAAGCGCAGGCGGGGAAGAACCGTAACCATACCCAAATATAACCCTTTGGTTTGCAGGAGCTTTTCCAAAGCCCATCGCGTAGGCCGAAATTGCTCCGCGAGTGACAATTGTGGCCATAAATCAATTCCTATTTAAACTGGGTCTGCGACATCAGAACCGTGTACGTCCTATCTGCCGTCTTGGTAACCGTATAGGTGTACACGTCAATGCTGCTGGCGTTACCCGCAGTGTAAGCCGTCCCGCCTTGGTACTTTGGGGTCACCGTCACACCGTCGATCTGCACCACGTTGTTGTAATACGCCGTACCGCCCTGTGTGACCATGTGAGCGATTGACACGCTCTGACCAATAGCCAGATACGCATTGAGCGGCATCGCCTTGGAGTAGACGATGTTCAGCGTCCAGTTGGCCGTAGCGCTGGCCGTCGAGTACACCACCGACTGAGAGTTGACCTCATAGATGATGGTTCCGGTTGCCGCCACGCTGGTTATGGTGGTCGGCTCAACGGCATTTCTTAGAGTAGCCCCAACAAGGCTGGGGTTGATTATCGTGTGATAATCAAAAGCCGCCGTACCCGTGGTCATTAGTACGCCCCACCGTAGGCCGTCACTTGCAGCGCAGTACCAGCAGCCGTGGTCGTAACCGTCGTGCTGGCGTACAGCGCAAACGCAGCAGGCAGGTTCAGCGGCTGCGGGAACGTGAAGACCGTGTTGAACGCAGCAGCAGTCGTGCTGGGCGTCGTGGCAATCACTGGGATTTCAGCGATCAGGAACGCCGTCGTTCCGTCCCACATCCAGACCCCGACCAAATTGGCAGCGTTGGCTGTCGTGATGCCAGTACCGCAGTTGTTGACTTGGATGCTGTCGATCCGCAGGCCGTTGGTTGAGGCAGGTACGAAGGCTGTGATGTTAGCCCCCGCCAAACTTGCTGTAGCGGTTGGGGCGCGGGTGGTACACGCAGTCTGCGCAGCCAGCGTTAGCGACTTTGCATAAGGCGTCTGCGCGAAAATCGGGGTAGCTGTAACGGCCATCAGAAGCCTCCAAAGTTGTTAGCTGTGTAAATTGAAGCGCCCGCAGGAGCAGTAGCGGGAGTGGGAGTAGATGAAGCCCATGTTGTGCCGTTGGACGTTAGCACATTACCGGCAGTGCCGGGAGCAATCGTCTGTAAGGCACTTGTGCCGTTGCCCAGTAGGACGTTGTTTGCCGTTAAGGTAGCCGCACCCGTTCCGCCGTTAGCTACCGGAAGGGTGCCTGTAACCTGGGTGGTCAAACTAACGTTAGAAAGCGTACCACCAAGCGTCAAATTGCCCGTGGAGGTCACAGTGCCGGTCAGGGTAATGCCATTGACCGTGCCTGTGCCGGCAACACTTGTGACCGTACCGCTGCCTTTGTTATTGAACGTCGTCCAATCGGTGCTGGTAAGATAACCATTCACGGAACCCGTAGCTGCGGCCATGCTAATGGCCGGCGTAGCTCCACCGCTTGAAACTACGGGTGCGGTGCCAGTTACTGACGTAACGGTGCCACTGCCTTTGTTGTTAAAGGTTGTCCAATCGGCAGATGACAACACGCCACGATTGCTGGCAGAAGCCGTGGGAACGTTCAGCGTTATAACTGGCGTTGTTGTGCCGGTAGCTACCGTAGATGATAAGTCTGTGCCGCTTGTACCAAGCGTTATGGCGGCAACGCTTGTAACGGTGCCGGAACCCTTGCTATTGAACGTTGTCCAATCAGCGCTAGTCAGATAGCCGTTTACGGAAGCGGTAGCAGCAGCCATGCTGATGACGGGTGTCGTACCGCCCGTGGATACAACTGGCGCAGTTGCGGTCACAGAGGTGACAGTGCCGCTGCCCTTATTGTTAAAAGTAGTCCAATCAGTTGACGATAATACGCCGCGATTGGTGGCTGAAGCGGTCGGCACATTTAACGTGATAACCGGAGTTGTAGTACCATTGGCAACCGTGGATGTTAAATCCGTGCCGGTTGTGCCAATTGTGAGCGCAGCAACGCTTGTAACCGTCCCAGAACCGCCGCCAGTGGCTGTTAGCGATCCGGCGGAGTATGTAAGCCCGCTGCCAACAGTGACGCTCTGTGAGGCTCCTGAAGAGTCAAAGCCCATAAGGGTGCTGATAGTGCCGGTAAGGGTATGTTCTGCGTTCCAATTGGACGGGCGAACGACACTCGTATCCGATCCGTCTGGAACGGCAGATACAAATGTGTGCTTAAGCGAAACGGCCATTAGAAATCCCTATTGAACGGTTTCGACGCCAACTGCACGCCCGTCTGGTCCGCGAATGATACGTTTTGGAGCTAGCGCAGCTTGAGAGGCTTGTTCAACTCGCCGCGTCATATCAGCAGCACTTTGAACGGCGTGATCGTGCATAGCAGCAACGTTGTTGTGCATATCAGCCAGCATATTAGCGTGACGTTCAACGTGGCTGGACAGATCCTGAATGATTGTATCCTTAGCAGCTGCTTCAGCGTCAATGACGGCCACATCAATGCCAGGATTGGCCGCAATGCGCGCCACCATGATCTTAGTGGCAGCGTCAAGTTCTGCCTTCCACTTGTCAAACTGCTCTTTTGAAGCGGCTTCCTGCATCTTCAGGTTAACTTCGTGCTGCTGACGCTGGGTTTCGAGTTGTGCCTCAATCTGCGACTTCATTTGCGCAATCTGCATATCCGCTTGAGCGCGGGCTTGCTGGTTTTGCGTGTCAGTCTGCGCCTTAAGCTGGGCGGCTTCCTGTTCAGCCTTAATCTTTTGTTCTTCAGGGCTTGGTTTGGTATTAGCAGCATTTTGAGCAGATTTCTGCGTCAATTGTTGCAGTGCCACATCAATTGTGCCTTCAATGGTGCGGGCTTGCTTAAAGCCGGCAACACCAAACTTAATCATCTCCAGCAGCATGGGAGCCAGTTCCGGCGTGGATTGGCCAGCTGGTATGGCTTCCCGCAGGAAGTTGGAGAAGGCATTAAGGAACTCAACACGCTCTTGTTTGGCTTGGCCTTCGTCAAGCTGAACCAGGCTATCGGCATCGACTTCAATGCGGAAATTGCGAAGCGGTGTGCTGGCAATGAGTTGCAGCGCTTGTGGGATCATTTGCTGATCTTCAGCGCTCATTTGCCCAGCAGCGGCATAGGCTAGCAGCGTCTTAGGTTGGAACTTGGTGCAAATGATCTGCGCTTTAAGGCGCAGCAGTTCCGTAGCAAACATTGCCACGGATTCTTGCATAGCCCGCAACCGCAGACCGGCATACTGGCCTTTGATCTGCTGTGCGGTAGCCGTCTCAGACGCAGCGCCTTGACCACGGATAATGTCCGAGATGCCCGTAATCTCGTAGATTTGGCCTTTGATCTGCGCCTGTGCCTGGTAGCATTGCAGCAGGGCATTGGCGAGCGTGTCAATGGGCAGAAGGTCGATACTGCCTTTCAATCCACCTTTTTCGCTAAAGGCCATCCACTTATCAATGGGGATAAGCGTATTGTTGTCGCCTTCGGTTAGCAGACGTTGCAGCGCCGGCTGGGAAGAATCGTAAACGCCGCGAACACGCAGGGACTTAACCAGACCGTCAATGCGGTCAGTCAGAATGTCCAGTTCGTTAGCTTGGTCCTGATAAAGCGTAAAATCAGGAATTGGAACCAGGCTATCGGTTGTTGTCGTGGAATAAAGCGGCTTGGCGCACGGGAAGAAGCCTTCCAGCTCCAGCGGATCGTAGCGCTCATCAAGCAATTCAGGGAAAGACTCATGCAGCCAGTAAACGCTGCCCGATTCCTTGTCCCAAAGCTCGCAAATCTTGGCGCGGTCGTTAACCTTGTTGCTGCCGCTGCCGTACTTCTGTGCGCTGTCAGGGCTGCTGTCGGTAGGGATTTTGCGGCCAAGCTCAGGGCCAAAACGTTCAACTAACGCAGCGCGGGTCATGTAAACCCAGCGCCAAACGCAGGTTACTTCTTCCCAGGTGCGTGCTGACGAATGCCCAAAATCTTTCCAATGCACATAATCAGTTGGGGCGCATTCGTATTCAATTTCTTCCGGCACTTCGTCGTCGCCGGCAGTCATGTCAGTGGGATTGTTATCGTCAGGGTTCTGAACGTCTTCCGTAATCTGGAATCCGTCTTCAGGAACGTCTTGCTGCTTAATATGCGGATCGTAACGAACCCAGGCAACGCCACGGCCACCCAAGAACCTGTCTTCAACGGAGTTCTTCATCGCAGCGCGGAAGTCAGGGTAATGCTCAATTTCGTAATCAAGCGCCCGTTCGATCAAAAGCGAAGCTACGCGGCCAACGGGATCATTGTCGCTAAAACGACGGGATACGTCAGCCTTGGGCATCTTGGCATAAACGGCAGGAACCAGCGTCTGCACGTTTGACCAAAGAATGTTGAACTTAGCCGCCTCATTGCCAAGCGAAGCCTGGCGCTCATCGTCGCGGTAACGACGGATGATCTTTTTGGTGCGGCCTTCCCACTTTTTGAACTCATTATCATACGCATGGATGATATTGAGCCACTTTTGAACTGGGGCAGCGGTAAGCGGATCAATGGCCATCGCGCCTGTTCCTTATACGTTATTAAGCTGAGAAAATGCCGACGGCCATGACTTCAACGCCAGCGCCGGTCGTAACTTTCCAAGCGCCATTGGCCGACACCGCGTTCAGTTCAATGTTGTAAACGCCTGGAACAACAGACGCACTGGCTGGAAGCACGGTATGAGTC